AAGTACATTTTATATTTTAATGTGTGTTATGTAACTATAGCCGTGGTGCTTGTTACATAACGCACATATAAAAACCACGCCCATTAAGAACGTGGTTTAGAATATAGTATCTTAATTTAAAGACGTTATCGTTAGGTATATTATAACATAAAAATAAGGCAACCGTCGCAACAGTTACCTCAAGTAAACTCCGCAGATATGTACCGCAATTTCTATTTAATTATAACACTTTACAAGCGTATTCATATAGCTTTTCAGCTGTTCCCAACCTTAAGTTATCTACATTACGTTTACCTTGTCTTAATTGTGATAGTACATATTGTGATACACCAGTAGCTTTATATATTTTATATCCTGTTATATCACTCTCGATCAATTCAATTATTTTTTTCTTGTATTCTGACAAGTTTTTCACCTTCATATCTGTATCCTAATGATTTCATGTGTTTAATTCTTGCGTATTTAATAAATTGTGGGAAAAGTAAAATAACTGTAATAGCTATGAATGTCATAATATAATTCATTACTTGAAACCCCCTCTAATAAAATATATAATAAACATGTAAGGAGGAGGCTTAACGCCTCCGGTTATATTAATCTTTGTTGTTAGGCTTTTGACTTAAATAGTCAATGTGCCATAATCTAAGTTGTTTTAGGGCTCCTGGGATAATTAGTACAATTGCGACTTGTACTGGTTCTCCTAGGAGTATTTTTATAACCTCATGCAACGGCTCTCACCTCCTTACATGTAGGTCTGTAAGGTATATCTCAACCTTACATATATAATTATACTACACAATAAAAAAGTAATCAAATATTTTTTAAAATATTAAGCATAAAAAAATAGGGCAGTCGCTAGGACTACCCTTGTATAATGACGTGGTAATTTAATTATATCACAATTATTTAATTGTCCCCCACAACTTACCTAAGCTATCTGTATTTTTGTTCCATGTTCTTACTGGCAGCCATACATCTTTACCGTTGTTAGCTGTATAAGATACCCATACATAGCCATCTTGCTTACATACAGTGTCATAAGTAATGCTTTGACCTGCTTTTAATACACCAGATTGTGGGCATATAGTGAATGGTCCTACATATCTAGTTCTGATAGCTGTATTTGGTGTGAATGTGCCTCTTTCAGCTTTGTAGTATGTGCCGTATTGGTTTACTTTCCAGCCATTCATATTTTTGCGTGTCGCAGGTGTTGAGGCGCTACCTGGTTTATTGATTACAGTAGTAGAAACGGGTTGTTTGCCGTCCATATACTGACGAATTTGCTTAATGAAGTAATCTTTTAACTTCAATCTAGCTGCTTCTGTGATTGAGTTGTGCAATGGATCTAATCCAGTGTGTAACTTCATTGAACGATGAGGGCATGATGTTTGACTGAACTCATTGTGAAGTCTAACTGTATTACGGTTAGCCGGTAAGCCCCACTTTTTAAGTTTTTGCGCTGCGAAATAGAATACCATTTGTTCATTTTTTAAGAAATCACTATCGCTAGCATATAAAGATTGGCATACTTCTATACCATAAGTTTCAAAATTACCACTTCCAGGTTTTACTCCATCATTAACATGCCAACCTATTCTATCTTCAGAAATAGCTTCCCAAATTCCATCTCTAGTGATATAGGCGTGAGCAATCCCTTGAGCAAGTCTATCATAACCAGCGTTTACTAAGGTATTGTAATACTGTTTATAATTCATTGAACCTGCATCATTATGGATTACAATAGCTTTAGGTTTGTGACCTCTCTTATCCATCGTCCAACCTTTAATATGTTGCGTAAGTGTTGGAGTTGACTTCTTAGTCGTAGTTTTTGTTTGTTTAGGTGCTTCTTTAACTTTAGTAGTTAAAGTGTGTACCTCTTTAGCTACGGGTGGAACGATGAAATGTGTTAAGCCGTAGTAATTATCCCAACGTAATGTAGGTTTCTTATTCGCGTAACCATTCCAGTTTTGCTCAAGAATTTCAAATGAGTTTGTATTTCCTCCATCGTAAACCAAACCGATGTGACCGTATTGTGCATATGTGCCACTAGAAAATACGGCAATCCAACCTTTTTGAGGAACAGTTGAGGGTAGGTTTTCAATCACTTTCCAGCCTGTAGGGAATTTATTATTAGGGAAATCTTTCGCATTCCCCCACGCTCTGTATTGGTTGTCAGTTAACCAAAGAATATAATCAATAGGCAAGTCTGCGCATTGTGCATGATAGGCATGGTCTACGTCAATACAACCAGGCTCCATAGTACCAAAAGCAGGGTCGTAACTCGTCCATGTTTTTACTCTGTAAGGGCTATCTACAGTACCGTTTTTATAAGCGTTTAGACGTGCATTAATTTGAGATTGTGTTTTCATTATTCTTCTCCCTCCACTAAAGCTTTATCTGATGAATAGTCGTGTTCTTCTTCTGGTAATTCTGTGTAAGATGAGCCACCTGTAGCGTGGTCGACTTCTACTTCTTCACTGTCATCAGAAAAAGGCTCACTAGTGTCGTAAGTTTTAGGCGTTAGTGCGTTTGGTGGTTTAACATCGCTTTCAAACTGTACAGGGTGAGTATATTCGTTACGTGGTTTGTTTAATTCGAAGTCAATACCAGCGTCTGAAACTCCCTTAGTATTAGGGTTAGTTACAACACCTAAAGCTACGAGTAATGTAATAATACTCCCCAGAATACCACTGATTGTTTCAAGTTGACTTGATATATCTATACCAAATGCTTCGGTTACTTGTTTTGCAAATAATAAAATAGCACCCACTAAAGCTGTGAGTGTTGTTCCGTTTTTTAAACGTGTCATCCAATTAATTTTCAAAGGTTACATCTCCTTTATAGTAAAATAAAAGAGCCAACACTTTGTGTTAGCTCTTGATATATTCTATGCATGTGCTTTTTCGGGATCGTATTCAACACCAGTTAACTCTAAATATTCTTCAGGCGTTACAAATCCTCTTTTAACAAATAAAGCAAACTGTTCGTTTGTGTAATATCCCATTTTATAATATTTAACTCCGATATCATGCATTAGTAGTTCCTCCTAACAATTGAATGGTCAAATCTGATATATCCTCGCGAACATCTCTTAGTTCTTCTTGGGTTTTTAGTAATTCGAGTGATAAATCAGCTATTATTTGGTCCTTATGAGTTTCATCGTCTTTCTTGGGTGGTTCTTCAATTTGTTGTTTTTTCCATTCCTCGTATGGTGTACCAACCCATTCACCACCGTCAAATTTAACTGGCCAATATAAATTGCTTGGTGGCATAATATCTGTATATAAATCTGTATCATATCCTTTTTTAGTTTCATCAAACAAAAAAGGTTTTCCATCTGTTTTTCGGAATATCTGTATCACTATTATACCTCCTATATGATATAACTAAGATTAATCATATACGTATTATTTGGGTCTGCGGTACCTACTACTTTCATCGCTCCATCATTCGTAATATAGGCAAGGGTGCTATTTGAACTCGTTCTTTGATTGAGTTTATATTCAATCGTCTTGATTGGTGCAATGTTATTGGGTAGTTGTGAAAATACTAGACCTGTAGATAAATTTTTAATATTACCTATGATTTGAATTGTTTTACTTTCACCTTGGGTTATTACTCTGTAAGAAACTGGTAGATAAGAACTGCTATAGGTATCTGGAGAAGCACCGTTAGTTAATGGTAGTGGAATCCAGCCAGTATCGTAATCTTCAGAAACAACCTTTCTCCATCTTGACCATTTGTTGTTCAATGACGTATTAATATAAATATCATTATTAAAAGGATTGGTATATATTATTTTATTCACTTCCTCAAAAGTCCTTACTAGTAAAATAGAACCAGATGTATACCCATTAGGTGTATTTTTAAGATTGTTCGAACAGAAAAAACCAGTAGTATGATTACTGGCAAAGCCCGATAAATCATTAAAATCTATAGAGTCTATATAAAAAGAGAAACCGTTATCATTTGTTATTTTTGTCATTTGCCCTCGAGGATTAATTAAGATCCATCCTTGCCAATTTTTACCATATTTATAATTTGTATAAATAGAACTTGAATTGTAATCTTTATAAAACGCATAGCCAATTGTATCGCTTTGTATATAAACATTAATATATCCCTTATTTGTACCACCGTTAGGCGCATTTTTGATATTACTACAATAATTGAAACCTGTTCTAGTAAAAATGTCGCTAGTCATCATGTTCATATCGACTTCTGCTGTTATAGAATTTAAAGTACCATCATCATTCGTTAGTTTATACTGTTGCCAATTACTAAAGTCAGGTAGTTTAGGTGTAATTTCAGCTTTTTGTTCTTCTGTGAGACTTTCAAAATCAAATGACTTTCCATCTGAACCATCTTGTCCGTCAACACCATCTTTCCCATCTCGTCCTGGTGGACCTTGAGGGCCTGGATTACCATTTATACCATCGATACCATTAATTCCATTTTTACCATCTTTACCGTCTTGTCCTGCTGGACCTTGTTCTCCAGTATCTCCTTTAGGTCCTTTGAAAATATCTACATTGTCTTTCATTACTTTTTCTACGATATCATCTAGTAATTCCACACGTATTTCTTTTCCTACACTTTTAGTTATACCGCTGTCGTTAACAGTAAAATAAAAGTTAGCAACATGTGTGCTATCGTTATTTTCAGGATTTTCTAAGAATAATTTACATTGCATTTGTCCTACATGCTTAGTGATATATTCAGGGATAATATATCTTACAAAGCCTTCTTCAGCTTTAACTATTTCTAATGGCTCATTAGTGAATATAGAACCATCTTGTGCAAAAACATGTAATACAGGTTCGAATTTCGTCTGATTGAAATTCACAGAGATGTATTCTTGATTTTCATTAATAATGTTCTTTTTCTTAATATGGATATCAATAACAGATGTCTTGTTATCCATTGTGTACAGATTAACGTTTATGCTGCCTAAATCAACGCCATTTTCATTGATGATTGTATTAACTGTACCGGTTTTGTACGTTTCCATAAAAACACCTCTCCAATAATAAATTTAGGGATAAGAGCTGTCAGCCTTATCCCTATTTATATCTATCTCTAATGAAATAGACACCTTTTATACCGATTTTGTCATATAGATTTTTGATAGTTGTCGCTTGAACTTGTGCCCAACGTACATCAGTTGCATATTGATGATTGCCTGGATGTCTAGGGTTCCATCGCATACGATAAAGTGTATTTTGGCCTTTGCTGATATAACCCTGTCTTACAAACTTAGCACCACCAATAATACCTTTAGCAGGAGTCGTCCACCCTCTATTTCTAGCGTAAGTAATTGCATAATTAGGGTTGTAGTCATATGCACCTATACCGAAGTAGTTATAAACACCTGCGCGACCGCTTGAGAAGTAAGATGTACCATAACCACTCTCAAGGAAAGCATGTGCAATTAAGTATATTTCATTAAGGTTATACTTCTTACAAGCATAAGCAACTGCCTTACCTTGCCCGGATAAAGAACCTTTACCACGCAATATCTTATTAAGTGCTGAAACTGAAACGCCTTGATATTTACCAAGATTAAGCATTTGATATCTTTGTGTTTTACTATTCCAAATCTTAAGCGAATTCATAGCGTTAAGTGTTGCCGAGTAACTTGCACCATACCACCCGTTACCGTAGTTTATTTGAGGAGATTTTGTCATTTGGATAGCTACCGCTCTCTTGAATGAATAAGCACTTCTTGAAACAACCACAGTAGGCTCTTTGCTTCCTTTTTTGTTTGTTGTTGTAGTTGTATTCTTATTAACACTAGATGCTGGAACTGTAACTTTAATAGTTTTAGTCTTAACTTTATCTTTAGGAATTTCAGAAAGTAACTTCTTACTGTTTTTATATAGATATAGTAATCCATTGATTGTTTTGTCTATGTTTTTCTTAGGCGGCAATCCATTGAGTGATATATCCCAAGCTCCATGCTCGTATACGCTTCGCCAAATATTAGATGTGTCAACTTCAATAGAAGATGGCATAACTGGTATACCTTGATATTTCATTCTGAACACTGCTTGCAGCATTGTGTGTATCTCGTTGACAATGAAATCATCTTTACTTGCTGATAAATCTTGACACACTTCAATAACGATATTATCAGGGTGGCTAGGTACTTCGTACATTTCTAATCTAGGTTGCCATATATGGTTTCTATCTACGAAATAGTGAGGATATTCTTTATCAGTAAGATATTTTTCTCTATCAAAGTATAGATCAAGAACTGAACACATTGTATTTGCGTTTCTTATAGTCACTTTCTTAGGGTTATGACCTCTATCTTTACCTTGAACAATATCGTGTCGGATAAATTCAGGATAAGTTGGTTCACCATCATCTATAGTGAAATTGATATGTGTTTGTTTCTTCTTAATGGTTACTGTTTTATTATTATCTGTTGTTGTGGTGCTTGAAGTGTGAGAACCGCCGCTTGGTTTAGGTGGGTTTTTCTCAGCTTTATAAGGTGGTCTAACAAAATAAATGTTCCCGCCATTACCGTTGTAATTATGATTAACAAACGCTGCTCTCGAACCACTCCATTGGTTTGATCCAACCCAGTTTTGATCTCGTTTATATTCGACAATGGTCGTTAATCATTGCCCGTTCTCTTATGAACTGCTCTATGTTTCCATAGACGACTAGACTATATCATCAACCATTTTAGGTTGCCTCTTTTTTCCATTCACTTGAATGTACTCTACTCACTTCCACTAAAAAAGACACTCTAAAAAGAGTGTCTAGTGTGTTTTCGATAGTCGTTGAACGTTCCTATTTTTAGGCTTCGCTGCTGATTGTCCTCGTCTTTACGTTAGGAGTTCCCAGCAATTAAAGAGGTTTGCTTATATTCATTTCTGAATATAGGCGCTGTTTTAGTAATTGTAATTCTTTATAAGCCTCTTCGGGTGAATTGTATTGTTTAGTAGAATAACTAACTTTATTTATTTGTACTCTTCCATAATATTTATTGCGATTCTTTTTTATACCAGGAAAATTAGTTTTATTTTTAAAACTTTTTCTGTTCAACATATTATGTGAATGTGAAACCCATCTGCAATTAGATGGTTTGTAATCATCATCGTTGTCAATTCTATCAAGTTCAGCACCTTCAAAATATGTCGATTGCATATCTTCTAAAAAGTTATCAAAACTTTCTCTCCAGCGCTTACAAACTTTTATACCTCTACCACCATAATATTGATAGTTATAAGAATTTGTATTGTAACAACGATACAGCATCTTGTCGTATCTTCCGTAGAGTTTATGATGAGTGTTTTTGAACATGCAGTCACATACTTTGCGACCACTATGATACCAATCATAGAAACTAGCTTTATATATCTTTCCGCAAAGTTCACATTTAAATAAAGAGTGAGTTGTATTAATATTTTCTACTAATGTGTATATACCCTTCTTTGTCCCTATAAGGCTTTCTTTATCATATTTTCTAGACATATAACCACCTCTTTAAGGTAATTATACTAAATTAACCAATTACATTCAACGCAACGAAAGGTGTTTTTATCACTAGGGCCAACAACTATTGCAGTATGTCCAGCCCAACCATATGTCCAACAAACTATATCACCAGGCTTAGGAACGAAACTAGGAGTATTTCTATATATTTTCCATGATCTATTGGGGTACTGACTTCTGTTTGCCATAGCGTTAGCATTGCCCCACGTTCTGAAATGCCAATAACGTTGGAATATATAGTTAGGCAAATCCCAACACTGGAAACCATATCTTCCGTCAATGTCGACACCTTTATGATTTTTAGCCATCCATTTAGCCCAATCTACAACTTGCGAGGCTGTTGGTTTTCCACTTTTAGGTAGTATAGCCATTTACACACCTACTTTCTTCAATCAAAATAAAAAGCCAACACCGAAGTGTCAGCTTAAAATATTACGGTGGCTAAACCGAATGCTGCTGCAATAATTGCACAACCACCAGTAATTAACGCAGCAACAACTTGTACATTTCCTTTTTGTTTGTCGGAAATTGATTTATTGATGTTTTCTAATTGAGCTTCATGTGATTTAACAGTATATTTTACATCTGTAAATTCTGAGCCTACTTTTTCTATGACGCTGCTAATTTTTTCTAAATGCTTTTCCAATCTTTCTTGAGACTCGAATTGCTTTTCTTGTAATCCTGTTTGCTTCTCTAATCTTTTATCGAGAGTGCTATATGCTTCGATGTGTTTTCTGTCGTTTTCGTTGATTTTTTCATAAATCTTACCGGTGTTTTGTATCCATTCAGAACGTAATACGTACTTATCTTCTTTTTCCGACAATCTCCACACCTCCATAGAATCCCATAATTCCACAAATTATAGTGAAAGTAGAAAATTGCAAAGGAGAAAGCCAATTAATAGCATGAAACATACTCGCTGATGTCATTAAAAAGTAAAAACAAGCGTTACCCCAACCCCCAATACAAATAAGGTAGTTAAATATGTTGTTTAACTTTTGTGTAGGTAGAAAGAAAGGTGCAACAATAATAAAAGCACTAAACATCATTGCTAGTATGCCCCAAATCCAAATAGGCATAATGTGATGTAGTACTAAATAAAAATCACTATCATGAATGACAGCATTTTGTTCTCTTGTCCAAAAGAAACCTCTTTCAAACATAAGAGCTCCAAACCCTAACACTAAAAGAAATGTTAATGAGTAAGTAATGGAATTCTTTTTCATTTTTATCAACCTCCTAAACAACTGGATTAGATCCGGGAATTACTACACCTTTTGTAGCATCATACCAAGAACCCCATCTTGTCGTTTCGCCCATCATATTACGAGAGTATATTCTGTGTTTGTTGTAAGGCATAAACAATACTTTTTTGTATGTGTCACTTCTCGCAATAACGATAGCATAGCCGTTTTGATTATCGGGATCTGGAGAATTTGTAGGGTTGTAAAGGTAATAAAAACCAGTTTTATCAATTTTGCTCATAGTAGATAAGTCAACATCATCTAACCTAATAGCAAAACCTTCGGCTTCTGTAAGTGCTGATAATTGACCTGTAGCACTCTTTATAGCTTCATTAACTTTGTTTTGTATTAATTCATCTAAACCATCAGAAAGTGTCTTAAATTCATCCTCGTTTGCTTTCTTAGATAACTGCTGATTAACTTCATCTTTTTTAGCGTAGTTGATAAGGTGCTCGTCTAAGTTTTTCTCTGTTATAACTCCTTCAGTTGCCGAATTTAGTCGTTCGTTGACCTCTAAAATTTTATCGTTAATATTATTTAGATAGTCTGTTAACTCTGTTTCGGTTTGTTTTGCGAAACTTTCCATTTGTTCCCGCAAATCTTTAACTTGTTTGACAAATTCTGTCTTTTGAGTATTTACAAAATTCATGAATTCTTCTTCAGCATTTTGAACGTTTTCTAATTCTTTCGATACAGTATCAATTCTGTCTTTTACTAAATCAACAAGATCGTCAATCTCTCTAATATATCTGATTTTAATATCAGCATCTATTTGGTTAATTAATGCATCTTTTACGTAAAAACGAAACTCGTTAAGTACAACTGTATCTTTACGACCAACTGCTTTGATATAAATTTGACCAGTCACATGAGTGTCAGTAGAAGCCTTTAGGAAATTACTGTCTAAAGTTAAACGTACAATGCCTTTCATAGGATTAACATATTCAACTTTAACCCTTCCGGTTGAAGAACCGTTATCAGAAACAAAATAAGCTGTTATCTCAGTATTAGCTTCGCTAATCTCTAGGGGATAACTTTCCCCGTTTATTTCTCTACGCACTTGAAAAGTTAATACCGCAGTATTTATATCCATATTATAAAAACCGATACCTTCGTCAGATATCGGTTTTAAATAAGGTTCGTCGACAGTAGTTATTCTTGCTTCTTTGTAAAATCCATCCATTATGAAGCCTCCTTATTTTTTCTTTTTAGTTTTATGAATAATTTTGTTTGTCTTAGTATATGCGCTTGGTTTATCAGGATAAACTTGATGGAATGTTTTTTCTTTTTGGTTACCATACCCACCAGATTTAAGAATTTGAACTGCTGTGTGTGTATGTGATGGTGTGAAAGTGAGGTTAATAATCATGTTTCTAACTCTAGCTACACCTTTTGTTCTTAGAATATCTACAACCCCCATCACTTCATTAGATCTGTGTACTTTGTTCGGGCTTGTTGTAGAGTATTGAACAGGAGCGATTGCATGAAGTGGGATAGTATGCCATCCTTTTTTAACTGGCATTCTCACTCTGTATAAGTGACGTCTTCTGCTTTTCCCGTTACCGCTGTACGAATGATAGTTTTGTACTACATAAGGTGCTACAGCTATCGTTGTATCTCTATCAACTTCAACAGTAATAGAGCCATTTAACTCTACAAACCCATTAGCTGTAACTTGGAAACGTTGCTGTGTCATTAACATACGTTGATAATCTTTTTTAGCGATAAGTGAAAAAGGCTTAGTATCTTTTTTATCAAATCTACTACTATAAACTAAAGACTTAACAATAGGTTGATTTGCAATTCTACCTTCTTTGTTAGTGTCTAGTTTTGATAATTTGGAGATGATATTTCCTAAGTAATAAACTGAACGCCACATCTCTTGAGCGCCTCTAGGTTTTCCAGCTCTGCCTTCGTACACTTCAGGTAAGAAAGAGGTTGTACCATGCTTAATACCTACCCAGTTACTAAATGAGGCTAAGGTGCTTGAACCCCAAGTTACATAATCCCCATGATCAGATATTTCTGAAAGCATTTCAGTCATCACATTGTTAGGTTGGTTAGCAAAACGCGGATAGAATAAGCAATAGTCACTTACTTGAGAAATAATATTATGACAATCGACATGAGCTGTAATATCTCCTAAACTTTCTACTAAGGCTTTCATGTTTCTACTTTCTCTTTCACTAAAAGGCTTAGTCCCTTTGTAGTTTTTACCAGTAGAACGTGTACCACTACCATTTGACCAATAGTAATCAAAATTACGGTTTAAATCGACATTATTTACATTTTCACGTTCTTGATTAGCAAACCCCCAAGGGTTAACAATAGGAACTATAACCACCCTCACGTTTTTACGTATATAAGCGAGTTGTGAATACTTGTTCCATTCATTGACGACTAAATCCATAAATCGACTTATAGCATAAAATGCGCTGTATTCATTCCCGTGTACACATGATGTGATGAGTAAGGTTTTTGTATAGTTTTGAGGTTTGAAATCATAGGCATAAACATTGTACTTGTTACTTTGGTCTTTACCTACATATTTTTTCGTAACATACTTGTTGTCAACAAATTTGTCATAAAACACTTTTCTATTGTCATCGGGATCGTTATTATTAGGTGTTTCATTAACACCTTGTTCTGCACTAGCGATAAATGGAGGAGTAAATAGATAAGTAACGTCATCAGCCACATTTAGTTCTTTGTCTATTTTTTCATCTATTCTAGTGAAATCATGTCTTAGTCTTTCTGAAAGTATAGGGAAATTTTGAGCGTCAATTGATGTACGACTATCTCTCACTTCTTGAAGCCCATTACCGATAGTTCCTAAAACTAAGTTTCTTATTCGTTTACTTTGATAACCTAACTCTTGACCTACAGTAACATTAGGTCCAGTAGGCAATGTATATACAATTTGTTCAGCATTATGTGCTTGCTTTTCAGTTTTTCCATGCTTTGCTAATATTTCTTCGATATTAGTAAGCATATCTCTTATAGCAATGTAATTGAGTTCGTTTTCTCTAACATAACGCGAACTAAATAAAGTATCTAGTTTTGTGTAGATAGTCTTTCGCATTGCTACGCCTCCTTAACTTGTAGTTTTCCATCTTTATCTATTGTAATGTTGTAATACTTACCATTTTCACCTTGCATTTTGAGACGATTATAATGAAGTCTATCGACTTTCTTTTTATCATTATTACTCATCAGTCCAGATGCTTTATCTGTTGCTTTTGGTATTACGTATTTGTTAAACCCACTTTTAGCGCTTGCGATAACTTGCCATGTCTTACCACGATCGTGAGACACTCGGAATTTACCATTTCTGTTATATTCTAGTATGTGGTCTTTTTCTACAATTGCTCTTATTCCATTGGCGTTTCCATGCAATGCTTTGTTAGAGTCAATGGACTTTCTTGTAGAAGTAATAGCTGCATTTGCTTTTGCGTATGTTGTTCGATATGAATTAGCAAATCCTCCACCTAAACCACCTACAACTTGTGCTGCTTGACTAATTCGTTCTAAATAGCGGTTGTGACGATTGAAATCTCCTAAAGTTACGTCTTGTTTTACTATCTTATTTTCAGCGTCTCTAATAGTTTTAACTTCTACAATTCTCATAAACTCATTGATGCCAAGTATAGAGTGCTTAACTTTTACAATGTCTGCAACTCTAGGCACTGCATTAGGATAATGTTGTCTCAAAGCTATAAAATCTAAAGTTAAAGAACGTTTTATAGATGCATTAATAACTGCTTGTAATTTAGCGCGCATAATATCTGGATCAGTAATAGAACCATCTTTAACAGGTGGTGCGTCAAAGCGTCCGTAATCTTTCATATTAGGGTGCTCAAATTCAACGATAAGACCTGCACCATCTAAACCCTCTTCATCAGTATAAGAACCGTACCCTTTAACATAGGTATACATCTGACCACTATCTTCTTCTAATTTCATTTTGTTTGCGTTAATTTCATCATCAATATGATAAGTTGCTTGTTTCTCTAAATACGGGGTGAATTCAAAAGTATACGTGTTTGTTTTGTAATCATGATGTATATCAAACTCTAAATCCCATGCTTCTAATCCTTTTTTCAATAGATCCTCGACACTTTCTCCCTCGCCAGAATCTTTGATTTCAGAAAAAAACATATTGTCAGGCACTTTGAATTTAAGTCCAGTTCCTTTAAATATCTTTTCGAAAAAGTCGGGTGGTTTATGAGGACCATCTATTTTGTCATACACTCTCTTTCTTTTGATAATATCTATCGGCTTCTCTCTAAGTGTTACAGCAACTTCTTGATTTCTACCATGTGTTTGTCTATCGATGATATAAGCAACGTACTCTCTCTTGTCATTAGGTCCTGTTAACTGCGTCAGTGTCCAGCGTTTATCAATACCTCGTATAACATTATAGTTATATTTATCTTCAAGCAATTTGCATTGTACAACTGTTTCAGAACCTAACTTTGATGTTGTTGTAGTAGTGACATAAACTGGCTCGCCTATTCCTCTTATAGGGCTAAATAATACTGGCATTTAATAACCACCTACTTATAATAAAATTTCATATCAAAAGTTACTGACTTAACCTGTTGATTAAAAGCGAAATCATTCCAACCAGGATAGAATTTAGGTTGTGCATTTGTACAACGATGATTAATTGGGGTGCCGTTTCTCCACGTTTGAACTCCGTCATACACTATCTTGTCGCCTTTTTTTAAACTAATATTACTGATTTTCATATAATCAGATTTTCCTAACGTAAATAGGAAGCTTTCTTTACTGCTTACACTTTTACCTAGAACGATAGTTACTTTCTTATAGAGTTTAAATTCGTTATTAGGTACATTTCCGTGGTAATAAACACTGTTATTCCAAATATTAGTAAAAGTGTATGTTCTCTTGTCACTTTCTTCGTCAAATGGAACTAGCATGTCATTAGACCACAGCGCTTTATTAGGCTTGTTTTCTAAGTCCAATGAAGTTCCTATACTTTCGGCAAATGGTATCTCAATCGTTTCAAAGACTAGATCGAAATTAATAACTTTGCCCTTGTTTTCTGGAGTTATAACAGATGAGCATTTAACCTGATACTGTTTACCACTAGTGTAAAAATTATCATTCATCATATTATGATCAAATATTGGATAACCGTATTTGTCATATGATTGATAATCTTCTTCTGTAGGTTGTAAAAAACCATAGTTATGTTCTTCTGCGTATCTAAGTTCTCTTATCCAAACAGGCTCAGTGTTAACAGTCAAATCATAAAATTTATCTCTTAATCTTGGTATGTCATTAAGTTTCGTACTAACTACATAGCAGGGTACCGTAATTTTTCTTTTACGATACTGACTACTAAGTAACATACGACCACTTGTGTTTTCTTTTGTTTCATAGTTGTCCTCTATCTCCGGACTTTCGATGACAATATCTTTCACTCGAAAACCGAAGTCAGACAACTTATATTTATATCCATCTTTTTGTTTAATTTCTAAATCCATTGCCTGACCTCCTAGAATGTGAATGTTGCATCTCTATCTGCATTTTGTCCGTTGACAATATGAGTTAAAGCGTCGTTGTTAACATCCATTTTTACAGTTACAACACGTTGTGATGGGTTTGTTTTATATTCGTGAGTGTGAGTGATATTAGCATTAGCTGATGCGCTCGCACTCTTAAGGTCTCTTTGTATACTTGGTACATTTAGACTTGGATCAAAAGCATCAGATACTCTTTGAGCCATTGCACCCATACCTGATATCACACTTTTTCCTTCACTATTAATACCATTAGCGAAACCTTCCATTGTGTAACCACCAATTCCTTTGAACACTTTTGATGGAGAGTGAATGCCTAGCACACTTTTAGCTGCATTTACAGCTTGTCGTGCCACATTTCTTGCAGCGTTTACAACCCATGATATACCGCTCATAATACCGTTAACTAATCCATGCATTAAATCAAGTCCGGCGCTTATCATACCACCGACAAAGCTACGAACAGCATTTACCGCGTTGTTAACGCCATTTCTAACAGTATTGACCACATTCATAAATCCATTTACTACTGAACTTACTATGCCATGCATAGCTGAACCTATAGAACTAAGCATATTCATAAATCCGCTAACTGCTGCATGAACAGCACCCATTACAGCGTTTATAATTGTGCTTTTAATTAAATTCCATAAAGAAGTTATTAAAGAAGAAATTGAAGTCATAATAGAACTTGTAATAGCGCTTAATCTCGACCAATTTCCAGTAACGATACCAACGATAATCGCAGACACAACTTGTATAATCCCTTTTATAACATTCCATATAGTAGATACTATGGTAGAAATAACACCAAATATAGTAGAAGTTACAGTTGAAATCGTTGTCCAAGCT